TCAGGGCTGCTCGCGGCGGATGATCTTCTCGCGCCGCTCGCCGTCCTTGTTCTTGAGAACGATGACCTCGCAGGTCCCGTCGCTCTTGGGAATGGCCGACAGCAGAATGCCACCGGTCTCGGCAACGACCCGGGCGGCAGCAGCGGCGCAGTCTTCGGCAGCCAGAATCACGCCCCCGCCATCCGCGCGCGGCGGAACGCTCGGGCCGGACAGTCCGACAGCAAGCACGGCAATGATGATCGGTGACGACATGGTTGCACTTTCGACAGGGAAGTGATCGTGGTCAAGGGTTTATCCGAATGCGGCTGAATGCGGAATGAATGTCGGCCGTCGTTTTTGCACCGCACACTCTCACCCCGACCACCGCTGCCGAGGCGGCAGTTCCCGCCCCGGTCATAGCCTACGCATCTGCCCTTGCAGCCGTTCAAATGGTCGTTACCGCAGCCGCTTGTCGGCGGAAAGGCGCCCATAAACGGCGATCAGGCCACCGACGGCGCCGGCAATGGCGGTGAGGGCTTCGGTCACGTCATGGGCCGTCCCTTCCGGGAGGTTGACGCCGAATAGGCCGGCCAGCGATGCGCCGACAGCGACGATACCGCCCCAGACGGCCTTCGATTCGTACCAGTTCTTCATGTCGATCATGTGCCTCTCCTTTGCTGTTGAAGGATGTGTGCCGCCATCAGGGCGCAAGCCGCGCCGTCGCCGGCAGGCCATTGGCCATGCGCGCGCCGATCTGGCGCACACGGATGGCGATGGTCTCCTGCGGCGCGCCGAAATCCGCGATCTCCTCGCTCGCCGCATAGGTCCATCGATCGGTCGTCGTCTCCGCGCGGCGCAGCACATCCGCGCCCGCGAGCACCTCGATGCGGTAGCGCTCCTCCGGCTCGTCCAGCGGCACGTCGCCGTCGAACCATGTGTCGGCCTCGATCCGTCCGCGCCGCAGCCAGCCGAAGACCACGCTGCCATCGTCCTGCCGGCGGGCGCGAAGGTGCACGGGCGCCAGCGGCGTCACGGCGCGCAGGCCGCCCGCAAAGACCTGCGGCCCCACCGGCGGCAAAGCGCGGCCCGCCGCTTCGGCGATCCAGTTGAGGCTCCGGCCCGCCTCGTCGGCGGCCAGCGCCAGCGAGGTCACCGCCTCGTCCAGCATCAGGAAGCGGTCCCCGGCGGCAAAGCCCGCCGACATGGCGTCGTCGGTGCCGAAGAGGCCGCGCAGCAGGCCCGTCAGCCGGAAACGGCCCGCCGCGATTTCTTCGGCGGCGGTGAAGGCGATGACTTCCAGACGCCCATCGCCGGCCACAAGCACGGCGCGGTTGGCACCGTTCAGCACATCGCCGGGAGACACCGAAGAGAGGCCACCGAAGGAGAGATCGACCACCAGCGCCTGCCGGCGGTCAAAACGCCCGCAAACGCCCGCCCCCAGCGCCTCGACCAGCCGGCCAAGCCGCGCCGGCCGGTCGATCCGGCAGCGCAGGCGATAGCCTTCGCCGGTTGCGGAGGACGACAGCACCGTGCTGCGCCAGGGCCGCGCCAGCACCGCCGCGCTGGCAAAGCTTTCCGGCGCGGCATTGCCCATCATCGGCAGGTCCATCAGCACCACGACCGGCTGGTAGCCATCGGAGGCCTCGCGCCGCGGCGTGGCGGCAGCGGTTTCCCCCGAGGATGCCGAGAGCGCCGGGCCGGCCGCGAAAGCGCGGGCCTCGATCCGCCGCATCGCCCCGTCCTCGATCCGCTCCACCAGCCAGAGGCCCGCCGGCCCGTCGGCAAGGCGCAGCCGGTCGCCCGGCTCGACCGCGATCTCGCTCGGCGAGAGGTGAAAGGTCAGACGCCGGCGGGCGAGCTGTTGGTCGGCGAGCGCCGTCTCCATCGCCGCTTCGGCCGCTGTCTCGTGCAGCGTTCCCGGCAGGGACAGGCTCAGCGTGCGCTCGCCGGCCGGGCCGAGGCGGCGCGAGCGCAGCGTGCGCCGCTCATAGTCGCGGCTGGCATCGTAAAGGTCCAGCACCGCGCCGGTTGCAAAGTCGCTCGCATGGCCGATCGTCTCCTCGATCCGCCCGCCCTCCTCCGGCTCCGCCAGCACATCGATACGGCGCGCGGGCGCCGCAAGGCGCGCCGGCACGCAGAGCGTCAGCCGCCCGCCATGGTCGCCCGCCGCAATGCCGTAAAGCGCCATCAGCGGCTCGATCAGGCTGCGGGCCGAGGCCGGCCCGTCCTGCACGATGCCGTCGAGATCGCCGCAAAGACCCGTGATATCCGCATCCGTCACGCCGTGGTCGGCGAGCACGGCCGAGACGACATCCCGGAGCGTCCCGGCGCCCAGCCGCCCGTTCAGCCAGTGGCCCGTCGCCCAGTTGGTCCCGTCTGCGAAAAGCGCCCGGTTCAGCGGAAAGGCCGGAACGGGCCGCGCATCCCAGGTCCAGACGAACATGTGGTCGGGATCGACCGGCCCGCCGGCATCGGCCCAAGAAGAGAGCATCGCCTCCAGATAGCGCCGCTGCATCGCATCACTGCGCCGCCCGCGTGAGAAATAGGGCAGCGCCGATTCGGCCGATTTTGGATCGACGAAGACATTCGGCTGATTGGCGCCGTGGTCGATGGCGGGGCAGCCGAGTTCGGTGAACCAGACCGGCTTCATGCCCGGCAGCCAGGCGGTCGGCACCGCGCTTTCGCCGGTGGATGTGCGGTCATAATGCCGGTTGCCCCACCAGCTCGCGATATCCTTCACGCGGTAGACCCAGGGTTTGCCGGCCATGCCGTCGGTGATCGGCGTGCGCTGGCGCGCGGCACGATCTTGCGGGCTTGCATAGAACCAGTCATAGCCCTCGCCGCCGCGCGCCATGGCCCGCATGGCGTCCTCATCCTCGGCATGGGCAAAACCATCCGGATTGCCGCTGCCGATATCGCCGTCCCGCCAGTCGGCGAGAGGCAGATAGGCATCGATCCCGACCGCATCGATCTCTGGCGCCGCCCACAGCGCGTCGAGATGGTAGCGGAACGCCCCGCCCCCGAGATCGAGCCCGGCATATTCGCTCCAGTCGGCCGCATAGGTCAGCTTCGTCGCCGGCCCCAGCGCGGCGCGCACATCGCTCGCCAGCGCCACCAGCCCCTCGACGAAGGGAAAGGCGCCGGCCTCGTCCCGCACGCGCGTCAGCCCGCGCATTTCCGAGCCGATGATGAAGCCGTCGACCCCGCCCGCAAGCGCGGCGAGCTTCGCATGATGCAGCACGAAGCGGCGATAGCCCTCGTCGCTCGCAGGCGCCACCGGCAGCCCGCCGGAAACGTCGAAATCATCATAGGCGATGGTCCCCAGAAAGGCCTCGACCGTGCTGCGCCCCGCCGCCGTGCCATCCGCCGTTCCCGGCCGTCCGGGGGCCGGATGGCACGTCAGCCGTCCGCGCCAGGGATAGGCCGCCTGCTCGGCCCCGCCATAGGGGTCCGGCAGCCCGTTGCCCGGCGGCACGTCCATCATCAGGAAGGGGTAGAGATAGACCTTGAGCCCCCGCGCCGTGAGGTCAGCGATCGCCGCCAGCACGCTGGCATCCGAGGGTGTCCCGCCATAGGCAGGACCATCGGCGCCCCCGCTGACGAGATGCGCCGCCGTCCGGTCGAGCCCCGCGACCCGCCACTCCCGGCTCTCGTCGCGGCGCGCCCGCACCTCCACGCCCGGCCGGATCCGGCAGGTGCCGGCGCGCAGGTCCGTCCCGAACCACGCCACCACCAGCGCCACCCGCTCCAGATTCGGGCAGAGCGCCTGCAATTCGTCGATGGAGGCCTCCCAGTCGCTGCCGGCATGGAAGATGTTGCGGTTGATCAGCCGGCTCGCCCCGTCCCCTGTCGTTTCGCTGACGACCGCCGGGTCATAGCCGTGCTCGGTCGCGCCCGGAATGATCGTCACGGCGCGGATATCCCGCTCCAGCCGCCCCACCGGCCGCAGCACTTCGGCATGGATCACGGGAATGCGGTTGCCGAACCGGTCGAGCGGAAAACGCTCGAAGACGAGAGTGGCGAGCCCCCGATAGGCCGGCAGCGCCTCCGTCCCCTGCTTGGCCGCCAACAGCGGATCGACCGGCTGGTCCTCCGTGCCGCGGTGCAGCCGCATCTCGATTTCCGTCAGGTCCAGCTCCCGCCCGTCGGCCCAGACACGGCGGATGCCGGCAATCGGCCCCTCGCAGAGGCCCAGCGCGAAGTTCGCATAGTAGGTGAAAGTCTCGACGCGCGTGCCGCCGCCGCCCTTGCCGCCGGCCCGCTCCACCGTCACCTGTTCTTCGAAGCGTGTTGCCCAGATCAGCGTGCCCGCCACCCGCGCCGTGCCGTAGACCCGCGCCAGCGGACTGCCCTCGTCGGCACCGGGAATGCGCGCTGCCGACAGCCGCCCGCGCTCCACCGTGCCGCCACCCTGGCCAAACAGGCTGCGGTCGATGGCGCTGCCCGCCAGCGCACCCGCGGCCCGCCCGACAATCGCGCCCACCGGCCCGAACACCGATCCGAGCGCAGCGCCCGCCGCCTGCAGGATGATCGTCGCCATACTGCCGTCCTTCCGTCACTGTCTCGAATATGCCCTGCGCGCTCAGGCCGGCGGAAACCGGAAAACCCCGGCGATCCGCCGCCGCCAGGCCGAGACGAGTGGCGATTCCACCACTGCCGCCTGCTCATAGGCATGGATGAACATATCCGGCCCGGAGAGGATGCCGGCATGCTTGGCGATGGCGCCCGTCTTCCAGCGCAGCACGATCACGTCGCCGGCCCGCGCGTCGCCCAGCGGCAGCGCCGGCCCGAAATGCCGCATCGCCGCCTCAAGCAGCCGCTCCGCGCCGCCGCGCTCGGCCCAGTCGGCACTGTAGGGCACTGGGTCCTCCGGCTCTTTTCCGTAGAGGTCCCGCCAGATGCCGCGCACCAGGCCCAGGCAATCGCAGCCCACGCCCTTGCGGCTCGCCTGATGGCGGTAAGGCGTGCCGATCCAGCCGCGCGCGATCGTCACGATCCGCTGCCCCTGAGCCTCAATCGTCATAGAGCGGGCTCCCGTCATGCACGCTGTCCCGGTCCGCATAGCCAAAGGCGAAGTCGCCGCCCGGCATGTGCGGAAAACCACGGAAATTCAGCGCATTGGCAAATCTCTCGCGGCAGGTCTGAAACCGCTTGTCGCAGCCGACCGTTGCCGCAAACGCCGTCCCCGCCACAAGCGGCACCGGCGGCGGCAGCCACAGTGTCAGCACATCCGTGCCGCCGTCGCGGGCGTGATCGGCAATGTCGAGCGCAACGCCGGACAGCGCGCCACCGGCCGGCGTCAGCACGCCGAGCGAAAAGGCCCCCGCCGCCGCGCCCGAAAGCCCCGACACATTCAACCGCCGCCCGTCCGCGACCGCAAGAATGGTGCCCGTCACCCGTCGCCCCATCGCATTGAGATCGACACGGCAGCGCCCGTCCCCCAGCACGGCATCGCAGCGCCGCCCGTAGATCCGCCCCTTCACCGCATCCAGCCGGTGCGTGAGACGCCTGAGCTCCGCGCGATACGCCCCGCCGGAGAGCGTGACCTCGCCGATCTCCTCGCGCCTCAACAGAAGGTGATGCTCCGGCGCTGCCCAATCCACCAGAAAGGTCTCGACCCCCGCCCCGTCATAGCGCCCCGCGGTCACATCCGCCTCGGAGATGGCAAGGCTTGAAAAGCCGCCCGCCACTGCATTGGCATCGACCGAGAGCCCCGCCGCCGCCTCGCTCTCGCTGGCCCTGAAGCCGCTCGCCGCCAGAAAGGTCGTGCCGTCAAAGACGAGATCGCGGTCATGCTCGGTAAAGCCAAGCACGGTCCCGTCCCGCCGCGTCACCCGCCAGGCCAGCGCCAGCGTCGTCGCATCGCTCGCAAGGCGCGCCGCCAAACCCGCCGGAAGCACCCTCATGGCCGGATCTCCACCAGCGGCACGCTCGGAATGGAGCCCGCCTTGAAGCGCGACAGGTCCACCTCGATCCGGTCGGTGTCGAAGCGCACCGGCACGTCGAACACGAAGCCCGCCGTCACCACCGCGCCTGCCGCCGGCACATGGCCGGGCAGAAAGGTCACGACGCCCGTCGCCGCATTCACCGTAAAGCTCGACGCCACCTTCACCGCCCCGTTCACCGCCACCATCACGCTGTCCGCCACCGGCTTCACGATCTCCCGGCGCGTGCTGCCGCCCGCATCTCCATAGGTCTTGGCGAGTTGAAAGGCGGTGCGGACCCCGTCCCCCGTTCCAATCACCTGATCGCCCGCCGCCGGCACCGCGCCTGGCGCACAGGACTGGTAGTCGACGGGATCGCGAAACCGGAAGCCGTAGAGCTGGCCGGCCCGCGCCTCGAAGAAGGCAACGACGGCATAGAGATCGTCGATGCTCCGCAGGCCCGAGCCGGCATCATAACGCCGCCGCGCATCCTGCCAGCGCCGGTTGCGCGTTTCCCGTCCGTTGGAGAGATCGACGATATCGGTGCGCCGTACCGGCCCGCCGCTCGCCCCCAGCGCCAGCCGCAACGGAAAGCGCACCTCATGAAACCCGTCCGCCATGCCCGATCATCCTTTTCGCCCACACGCCATCCATCGGCTGAAAGCCGTCCGGTGCGCGTTTCTTGTCTCTGCAATTTGCTGCTCACCGGCTGTGATGGCCCGGCGTCACCCAAAATCCGCATGACTGCGACGTCGCAGTCCTGCGCGCCATGCACGGTGTCCGCTCTTCGCTCGTCGGGCGCCGCGCAATTTGCGGAAGCGCAAAGCCCCCTCATCCGACCCTTCGGGCCACCTTCTCCCCGAGGGGAGAAGGGAGGGAGGCAACTTCCCGTCCGGGTCTCTTCTCCCCAGCGGGGAGAAGATGCCGGCAGGCAGATGAGGGGGTGCGAAGCCCATCGACGCGCCACAATGGGGCCTGCGCGAACGACCTGTCCCGCCTCACAGCCCCCGCCGCCCCCGCGCCACGGTGCGCGCCAGCATGGCGGCGATCTGACCTTCGGACTTGCGAAAGCTCGCCGCATCCTGCGCCGTCACGTTGAACACCACCTGCACCGGCTGCCCGCCGCCATCGCTCGCAACACCCAGCGCCCCGTCGCTGCCGCGCCTCAGCGGCAGGATCGCCTCGGCGCCCGCCTCGCCCATCAGACCGAGACCGCCACTGGTTGGAAAATAGGTCGGCGTCGCCACCACCCCGCCCTCGGCAAAGGGCGTCACAGTCCCCGTGACGCCGGTGGAAAGCCCGTCTGGCAATCCTCCCGCAAGCCCGGCAGACAGCCCGCTCGCCAATCCCCCGGCAATCCCGGAGATCGCATTGCCGAGCGCCGTTTCCAGCGGCTTCAGGCCGGCCGACAGCGCCACATACGACATGCGCAAGGCGATGTTTTTCAGCACCGTCTCCAGCCCCTCGCCGCCGCGCGCGGCCGAAGCCAGCGCCCCGGTGATCGCCGCCCCGAAGGACCGCGAGCGATCCTCCAGATCCGCCAGCACCCGCTCCAGCGCCTCGGCCTCCTCGCGGCGCGCCGCAAAATCCGTTACGTCCCCCGCCATCGCCTCATCCTTCCATCATCCGTTCCGACGGGCCACGCGGCAGCTCACACCGCCTCGTCAGGAAACGCCGCCATCATCGCCGTGAGTGCGCCGCGCGACAGGCACGCATTGCGGGGCGCCAACGCCCCCATCGACGCCGCCAGTTCGCGCGGCGTCATCGCCCAGAAATCCCGCGCCGAAAGCCGCAACAGACAGAAGCCGTGATGCAGCGCCGCGTCCCAGGGAAAGGCCCGCCGCGCACCACCGCTGTCGCCTGCCGCGGCCCTCAAGGGTCCGGCGTTTCGCCCTCTCTCGCGAGATCGCCACCGTCAGCACCGGGGACGCCAAAGGTCGCCGCCAGAAGCTCGGCCACAAGCCGGGCCGCGCCGGCAAGCCCGCCATTGACGGTCATGGCCGCCACCTCGTCCTCGCCCATCAGATTGCCGCCGCCCCGCAAGCCCGCCGCGAGAATGCGGATGATGTCGCCTGCCGAGAGCCGACCGCCGGCAAAGCGTGCGGCAAGCGCCGCCAGGTTCTCCGCCCCGAAGGCCGTTTCCAGCTCCGCAAGGCTGCCCAGCGTCAGGCACAGAATGCGCCGCTCCCCGTCGATGATCGCCTCCACTTCGCCTCGGTGGCGATTGGCCCGCGCGCCCGCGTAACCGCCGCCCATCTGCAAACGCGCGCCCGGCATCACAGCACCGTAAAGGTCAGGGCACCAGCCGATTCCAGCGCCATCTCGAACTGCACCTCGCCGTCATGCCGGCCGGAATAGTCGAGCGCCGTCACCTGGAAGGGCCCTTCCAGCGTCCCGAAGGCGGGAATGACGAGTTGCAGCGTGAGGATCGTCCCGGCAAAAAACGCGGTGCGCAGCGTGGCATCCGAGGACTGGTCCTTGAAAATGCCGCCGCCCGAGATCGAGGCGCGCTGCACGCCCGCCCCGCCCAGCAGCTCCCGCCACCGCCCGCTCGATTCCGCGTCGGTCACATCCACGGCCTGCGCATTGAACGACACCTTGCGCGCCCGCAAGCCCGCCACGGTCACATAACCACTGCCGCCATTGACCTTGACGAGCATGTCCCTGCCCTTCTGCGCCACCATCACCCGCTCCTTCGCCAAACAAAAAAGGCGCCCCGCATGGGACGCCTCGGTGAGATTTTAGTTGTGTTCGGATCAGATCGCCGCTTCGAGCGAGGCAATCAGCTCGACCGCGCAAACGCATCCGCCTGGTTTTCAGCCGGCTTTCTTCTGCGCTTCCATGTACCGACGCAGGACCATGTTGATGCGGGTCTGGTACCCCTTGCCGTTCTGCCGGAACCAGTCGAGCACGTCAGCGTCGAGCTTCAGGGTCATCGGCACCTTCGCCGGCTTGACCGCCACTGCCGTCGCCCATTCGTCATCACTCATCGCCAGGGCGTCCGGGTCGGAGATCGCTCCGTCCTCAACCGCCTGCTCGCTCATGGCATCGAGCTGTCTGAAGTCGGTCCTGCCCGCCGTGGGCACCAGTCGCCCGTCCGCCTCACGACGGTGCGGCTTGCCGTCCACGAGAACAAAACGGCCTGTGTCAGGTGCGCTGCTCATAGCGTTTCTGCTCCCTGTCATTTGCCTTGCGCGCGGAGATCAGCCAGGTCACTGGCCCGCGCGGTGTAAAGGTGATGTGAAAGACCCGACCTTCCAGCATCGCCAACATATTGTAGCGCCGCTCGCCGTAATCCTTTCGGTCATCACGCGCGATCATCTTGCCGACATCTGCAAAAGCAGGAATGACATCGATGAAATCGACCCGGTGCTTTTCGAGATTGCTCGCGTGCTTGCCATCATCCCAGTCGAACTCCACGAACGAATGATGGGTCAGATCGCCGCGATCGTCAATATTTTCGTCAATACTTTTTCCCATGTGACATCCGCTGGCGACGATTGACCATCTGCTTCGTTCCGCGCGCAAGGGTGACACATCGCGCGGGGGCAGCGACCAGGACAGCCAAGATTGCTATCATGAGATGCAGAATGCAACCGGAAAACCATGCCAGCTTGACCTCACTCCGTCACCGCCCGAAACACTATCTCCGCCACATGCCCCCTCAACGCCGCATCCCGTCGGCAAACCGTCCGGCGGTGGAGGATCGACACCAGCGCCGCTCCCGCCAGCACCAGTTCCGCATCGTCGAGCAGGCGGCGTACGTCGCCGGCAATCGCCTGTACCGTCTTCATGCCGCCCTCGCCGCTCAGCGCCTGCAGCGTCACCAGGTGCTCCTCGCCGGTCTCCGTCCCGGTCGAAAGATCGCGGCTATCGATCTCGACGATGACGACGGCCGGTCCGTCACGCCGGTCAATGCGCCGGTCGCGGATCCCGCCTGGGCCGATCTTCGCCGAAAGCGCGGCATCACCGCCAAGCCGCGCCACGATCGCCGTCTGAAGGGCGGATGCCGCGCTCATAAGCCTTCCTCCGTGCAGCGGCAGACGAGGTAGCGCCGCGTCTCGTCGGGATCGCGAAGCGAGCGGATCACCAGCACCCGCCCGCCCATCCTGAAGCGCATGCCGGCCGTCACATCGGCGCGATGGCGCAGCCACACCGCATGGCGCACCTCGAAGCGCGCCTCGCCCGCTGCCTCGCGTTCCGGCATGGCCAGCGGCTCGATCAGCGCCCAGAGGTCGGCAACGGCCACATACGCCAGCGTCGCGCCGCCCTGCCCGTCCGGCATCTCCACCGGCCGCTCCAGCGTCATGCGGCGCGACAGCCGCCCGGGATCGAAGGGAAGCCGCATGGGTCAGAGCCTCCGGATGCGATAGGGTGCCACAAGCCGGTCGTAGCCCGCCGGCACCACGGCCGGCTGGTCGCCGGCATCGATCCCGCCGCGCAGCTCGTACATGGCGGCGACATGGGTCAGCATGGCGCGTTTCAGGCCATCGGGCACGTCCGCGCCCGTCTCGCCGAAGCCGGCGGTGAAATCGATCTCGATGCCGTTCATCGCGCGCAGCGTCACCGGCCGCGCGGGCAGGAACAGCCGCGGCGGCAGCGCCCGCCCCGCCAGCACGAAGCCGGAAAGATCGACCGCCACCGGCAAGCCGGCCGCATCATAGACCGTCACCGCCTCGATGCTCGTCACGGGAAAGCGCCCGATCTCCAGCGTCTTCCTCGCCGGCCAGTCGTCGAGATAGAGCCGGAACGGCCGCGTGAGCGTCACGACGCCCGTCTCCCGCTCCAGATGATCGCGCGCGGTGCGGATCAGCGAGAGGATCAGGGCATCCTCCGCGCCGTCGTCCACCCGCAGGAAGGCCTTCGCCTCGGCAAGCGAAATCGCCTCGCCGCCGGCAGGCGCAAGTTCGGTCATGGTCATGATGGTCTCCGGTGTTTAAATCAGGAAAGCTGGATACCGGCCTCGGCCTTTCGGCACGGGGCCCATTGCGCTAAGCTTGCGGTCAGACAATGAGGTGCCGCATGAACAGGATGGACGCGTTGATCGCGCAACGCCGCGTGAGCAGACAGGCCGCAGCCTTGGCCGCGGCGCATGCCGTCATCCGCGCGGCTGAAGAGGCCGACATCGCAGTTGCGCTCGTCGGCTCGCTCGCGCGCGGCGATTTTGCCCCCCATTCCGATGTCGATCTTCTGGTGCGAGGCCCGCTCGATTCCGGCCGGCGCCGTGTCGTGGAACGTCTTGCGGCCGAGGCGATGCGCGCCCCGGGGCTCGATTACGACCTGATCTTCGAGGACGACCTCTCGCCGGAGCGGGTCCGGGAGTTCCTGCATGACGCCCTTTAGACTGGCTGCCTTTGCACGGCTTGCTGCGAGGCTTGCCCGCACGGAGCGCGAGCTGCAGCAGATGGAGGCCTATTACGCCGACCATGCCGATGAGGTCCGCGCCGGCGACTGGGGCGCGGTTTCCGCCATGTCTTCCGGCATCCACAATGTCTACAACGGCATCGAGGACGCACTGCTCAGCATTGCCAAGGATGTGGATGCCTATGTGCCGACGGGCGGCTCGGCTCACCAGGACATTCTAGACCAGATGGCGGCTGACATTGCCGGCATCCGCCCGGCCCTGCTTGATGCCGAACTCTATGACGCCCTTTTCGATCTCAAGGGATTTCGCCATCTCGTCCGTCACAAATACGGCATCGATCTCAAGCCGGAGAAGGTCATCGAAAACCTCCTCCGGCTGCGGACCGTCTTTCCCGCCTTCATGAGCGCTGTCGCGCAACTGGAAGCGACACTGAGCGCCGACGGCGACTAGCCGCCTCAGGATCAGTTGCCGAACTTCACCAGCTTGATCGCCTCGAAGTTCTGGATGCCGCCGCCGACGCGTTTGGTGGTGTAGAAGAGCACGTAGGGCTTGGCGGAATAGGGATCGCGCAGCACGCGCACCCCCGTGCGGTCCACCACAAGGTAGCCGGTGCGGAAGTCGCCGATGGCGATCGACAGGCTGCCGGCGGCAATGTCCGGCATGTCCTCGGCTTCGGTCAGCGGATAGCCCATCAGCGAGGCGGGCTGGCCGGGGCCGGCGGGGGCGCGCCAGAGATAGTTGCCGTCCGCATCCTTGAACTTGCGGATCTCGCCTTGCGTCTTGCGGTTCATCACGAAGGTGGCGTTCTGGCGATAGCCGGCCTTCAGGGCATAGATCGCATCCATCAGCGTGTCGGAGGGGTTGGCGGCCTTGAAGCCGCCCGAGACGCCCGTCGCGATGGCACCGACATTGCCCCAGCTCCAGCTGGCATCGGCAATGACGGGATAGGACAGAAATCCTTTCGGCTTGTTCGTCCCGTCGCCGGTCACGAAGGCCGCGCCCTCCTGCTCGCCGAAGACGATATCGACTTCGGAGGCAATCCACGCCTCGACATCCACCGCCGCATCATCCAGCAGCGCGGCGGTCGCGGCCGGCATGGCGTAGAGTTCCATGGTCGGGAAGGAGAGTTCGGCGAGCGTGGCGGAGGCCGTCTGCGGCCGCGCCGCCGTTTCCGCCACCCAGCCGGCCGCCATGCCCGAGAGCGCGAAGGGCTTTTTCAGCACCGCGCCGGAAACCTGGCGCACGGTCGCAAGCGCCCGGATCGGCGAGACGGTGGAGAGCCTTCGGCCGATCTCGCGGTCGGTTTCGGCCGGCACGAGATAGCCGCCGTCCGCTGCCGAACCAATGGAAAGGGCTTTCGCCTCCATGGCGCGCATGCCCTGCTCGTCGCCGCGGCGGATATAGTTTTCGAAGGCCGCCTTGTGCTCGGCCGCTTCCGCGCTGTCCGTACCGCCCGCGCCGCCGATGGCGGGCCGCGCCGCCTTCAGCACATGGCGGTCCAGCACGGCCTTCTGCTCGTCCATGGCCTTGTTGATGCGCTCCAGCTTGTCGCGCGTCACGACGTCCGCCGTCAGCTTCTTCTCCAACTCGTCGAGCCGCCGGTCGTTCGTCTCGCGGAAGACCTCGAAGGCATTCATGAAGTCGTCGAAGGCCGCGCCCATCGTGTCGGGCGTGGATTTCACCTCCGGCGCGCGGGTGCCGGTCTCAGCCTGAAGATCCGTCATCATCTGTCCTTTCGGGAGTTGCAGCGCCCCATCGGCGCCGGTTCGTCAAAGCGTGGAAAGAAGAGTGCGCGCGGCCCGGCGCATCCGGCGCGCCAGTTCCGTTTCGCCGTCGCGAAAAAAGCGGGCGTTCTTGACGTTGGAGACCCGCGCCGACGGCAGCATGGGAAAGGTCACGATGGAGATTTCCCACAGATCCGCTTCGAGGATGCGTCGCACCCCGCCGGCGCGGTCCGCCCTGCTCTTCACGGCCTGGAAGCCGATCGAGAGGCCGTCGAGTGCGCCGAGCTTCATCAGCTGATGCACCTCGCGCGCCTTCTCCACCCCCGGCGCCAGCACGCCCTCGACATAAAGGCCGCGGGCATCCTCACGGATCGTCTGCCAGCGCCCGAGCGGGGCGGAGGGGTCGTGCTGGAACAGCATCCTGACGCCCGCCGCACCGCGCCGCTCCAGCGAGCGCCGGAAAGCGCCGGGCTCAATCACGTCCTTGCCGAGATCGACCTCGCCAAACAGGCTCGCATAGCCGGAAAACCGGCCCTCGCCGCTGACGCTCTTCAGCTTCAGATCGGCATATCTCTTCGTCCGCCAGACCGGCAGGTCGGTGGTTGGCATGGGGTGCTCCGTGGGATTGGGAAGGGGGTAGGCAGGAGGCAGTAGAAAAGATCGTCATTCCCGCGGACCTGGCCGCAAGCACTTTCCCCTACTGCCTACTGCCTATTGGCTACTGCCTGCGCGAGCCGCGTTCCGCCGCCCGCATCAGCACCCCCAGCCCCCACCAGGCGGTGAGGCTGGCGGCGGCCGAGCCGGTGAGGATGGTTTCATGGCCGGAGAGGATGTCGCGAATGCCGAGCTGCGCCTCGATCCACAGCCCCACCGGCGCGCCGAACAAAAGCCCGCAGGTAAAGCCCGTCACCAGTCGCGACGCCGCCTCGCGCCGGCTCTTCGGCAGCAGATAGACCAGCGACACCGCCGACCCCGCAAAGGCCCCGAAGGCCCGCGTCATCCACAGCCCGCTATCCTGTCCGAGGTCCGACATGGTCGTTCTCCTTGTTGTGCGTCTGGGCCATGCGTGACCGCACCCCACCGTCCCCCGCGCCTGGTTTCGCGGTGCAGGGTGTGGCCGGGCGCATCAGCCCAGGTGTTCCGTCATTCCGGCCTCGAGCCGGAATCCAGTGACGACGCGTCTGCGCCGTGAAAGACCCTGCCGCGGTCACAGACGAGATCGCGCTGGCTCCCGCATCAAGGGCGGGATGACGGTGTCGGATCTGGCACCGTCGCGACGCGAGCCGCATGGGTCCCCGGGTCAAGCCCGAGGACGACGGCCAGGGTGGGGCACTGCTGAAGACCCCGCCAGCCCAAGGTCGTTCCCCAAGGCACCGTCAGCCCATCACCACCGTCGTCTGCTCTGTTACGAAGGAAGCCTCGTTGTCCGCTGCAAGGCACGTCCGCCACGCGACCCACGTCATCCTCGGCCCCCGAGCCGAGGATCCACGACCAAGACCGCCGATGTCCGCATAGGTCCTCGCGCTAGGCCCGTGGGTCCGCAGCCGCCGCGCCCGTGCCGCTCCGCGCATCACGACACAGCGCCCGCCATCCCCACCAGATTTCGTGTGCCACCCCACACGCCGCCTTAACCGTCGAAGCCCACACTCCTCCGCATCGGCCCGGAGGCATCCAGGGCGGCAGACATCCCCTGCGCGTGCCGATTATCGAATCCGCAGAATCCCTTGCGGCAAGCGCCTCACAAACCGAATCCGGTCCTTCACAGGCAGAATCACATCCCGGCCACGCTGATTCCGCCAACGCTTCCAACCCGCTGAACCTATTCGCTTTCCGCGACCGCGTACCCCACCGCCGCGCGCTTTTCGGCCTCGGTGAGAAAGCTCGCCGCCTCCACCCGCGACCACAATTCGCCGCGCTCGGCGGAAAGGCCGGTCACCTGGTCGAGGTCCGGCACCAGCCTCAGTCTGCCCTCCCCGGTCCCTGCGGAGAAGAAGGCGGCAAAGGCGCTGGCCGTGCGGGTCACGAGCGGCACGACGGTCAGGCGCCAGAAGGCGCGGTTGGCTTCCTGGTAGTTGGCGTAGGTCGCATCGCCGGGAATGCCGATCAGCATGGGCGGCACGCCGAAGGCGAGCGCGATGTCGCGGGCCGCGCCGTTCCTGGCTTCCACGAAATCCATCTCGCGCGGCGAAAGCCCCATCGCCTTCCAGTCAAGGCCGCCTTCCAGCAGCATCGGGCGTCCCGCCCGTGCGGGGCCGGAATAGCCGTCCTCCAGTTCCGCCTTCAGCCGCTCGAATTGCTGCGGCGAGAGATTGCCGCCGTCTTTCGGCTGGTAGACCAGCGCGCCGGAGGGCCGGGCAGAATTGTCGATCAGCGCCTTGTTCCAGCCAGCCGCCGCATTGGAGAGGTCAAGCGCCATGGACGCCGCCTCCAGCGGGGCAAACCCCATGTGGTCGTCGAGCGGGTGGAAGAGCCGCAAATGCAACAGGCCGCCATCGCCGGCGCCGTAGCGCCGCGCGGCGTTTCCGACCCGGTACTCGTAGGCCTCCGGCCAGCCGTCGCGTCCCTCCACGACCCTGATACGGTCCGGGCGCAGCAGATGCAGCGCGCGCGGCGCATCGGCAAGCCGCGCCACATCCACATAGGCATTGCCGGACAGCATCAGATGCCCGTAAAGCGCCTCCAGGAATTCCGTCCCCGGCTGGCCGCCATTCGGCCGCGCCAGCACGGCCAGCACCGGCTCGTCCGGAACTTCCCTCTCTCCGCGATAGGCCAGCCACGGCACGGAAGCGGCCGCCTCCGCGATCATCCGCACCGCCCGATGCGCAACGGGGTTGCGCATATAGCCCTCGCGCGACAGCGCCGCATAGCTTCGCGCCGACCACCGGGCCTCCGCCTCCAGCTGCAGCGTCACGAACCCCGCCGCCGCCTTCCGCTCCGCCGGCCCGGCACCCTTGCCCTCAACGCCCTTCGCCCCGGCGCGCCGCCAGGGCATCCAACCCGAAATCCGCATGATGATGTCCTTGTTTTGAACCGCGTGAGGAACGCGCGGGCGCAGGCGGTCGCCTCACCCCCCTCTGCCCTGCCGGGCATCTCCCCCACGAGGAGGGAGATCCGCAGGTTACACGCCCAATACCCTCGTCAATCGTCGCGCTCTCAGAGTAGATGAGAGGGAGGAAACTGCTCCTCCACCCCTGCCGGACCACTTATGACTGTCGCAAAGGTCGCGCCCCAGCCGATCTCCCCCCTTGTGGGGGAGATGTCCGGCAGGACAGGGGGGGGTGCGCCATGCCACGCAAAGCCTCGCGATCGCGTCCGCGCACCCCGCGCCCGTCACACCGTGTAGCTCAGTGCCGCATAATAGGCCTTGGCATGGTTGGCCACGATGTCCGGCTTGTCCGTCGGGTTGATGATGGCACGGGCACCGGACCAGGCTTCGGTCTTGGCGTTGAAGTACCGGTCCAGCTTCTTCCCCGTGAACAGGCCCTCTGTCATGCCCTTGAAGAGCATGGTCATTGCCATTTTCAGGTCCAGCGCCACGTCCGGCGTGTCCTCGATCCCGAATGTGCGGTAGTTCGCGCGGCCGGTGATCTGCAGGAGGCCGCGACCGCGGAAGCGCCAGCCATCGCCGCTGGCGGCATTGCCATTGCCGATCATATTGGCATAGGCGTGGTTGGCGATTTGCTGGGGATGGCCAACGATCTGCTTGGCCAGTTCGGGCGAAATCCGCCCCTTGAAGGTCTTCAGCATGCCCTGGACCGAGTAGTTCAGGTTCTCCTCGACGGGAGCCAGCTTTCCGCCTGTTTCGAAATAGGCGGTCGCCAGCATATAGGCCAACCACCGGTCGTCCTTCCCGGTCATGTCTTCTTCCCAGACGTCGAGGATGGCCTCATGACCGGCCACGACAGACTGCTTCATCCCGCCCGGATAGAGCGCCTGCCTGACATGATCGAAGAAGAACTTGCGATTGATCGACATTCCCATCCCTCCGGTGCCCCGGCTGCCATCCTCATGATGCAGCGCTCATTGGTTGCGCCACCAATCAATCACAACCAAATACAAGGCGCACCTGATTTCTTGTAAAACGTGCATTTTTTACCGTCACAACCCAGACACTCGCGGCACGCCGCCGGTTTCCAGCAGCAGCGCCGTCACGGCCCAGACCAGAGCGTCCAGCCGGTCGGGCGAGCGGCCGGAGGAAAGGCCGTCGGCGCCGAAATCGGCCATCTGGTCTTCCAGCAGCGAGAACGTGCCGGCATGCACCACCCGGCCCTGTTCGTAGAGGGCCGCCACCGGCTCGGCGCGCAGCCATTTGCCGCGCGTCGCCCGCACCGTGGCGACGGGCAGCGTCGGGGCAACGCCCCGCAGCACCGCGCTCACCATGTCCCCGCCCTGGTTCACCTCGGCGATCACCCGGTCGGCATCGTATCGCCTGTAGGCCCTGACCACGGCATTGGCCCAGCCCGCCGGGCTTTCGCCGGAAACGGAGGCATCCGCCAGCACCACCGCCCGGCCGCGCCCGTCAAGGCCCGCCACCACGATGCCGCAGCAGGAGGCCGCGCCCGCCGCCGCCGGCGGGTCCACCGCCACGACGATCCGGGAGAGCGGCCCGGCCTCGGCCAGGCGAAGGCGCGGTATCGCCTCGCGCCGCCACAGCGCATCCTCGCGATCCTCGATCAGTTCGCCATCCAGTTCCTGCCGTCCCAGCCGCGTGCCGCCATAGCGCGCCGCCATGGCCTTGAGGAAGGCGGGCGACAGGTTCGCCTCGTTCTCCGCCGTCCGGCAATGGGTCTTCACCGTCTCCGTGTCGGCCGCCAGCGCCTTCAGAAGCGGCACCGCGCGCGGCGTCGTCGTCACCAGCACGCGCGGTGCGGCGCCGAGGCGCAGGCCAAATTGCAGCATGTCCCAGGTTTCCTGCGCATGTTTCCACTTGCCAAGTTCATCGCACCAGGCATGGTCGAATTGCGGGCCGCGCAGGCTCTCCGGATCCTCGGAGGAAAAGATCTGCGCCACCGTGCCGTTCGGCCAGACGATCCGCCGCCGGCTCGCCTCGAAGACGGGGCGCGGACGGCGCGCCACCGACAGGATCCCGGAAACGCCATCCACCATCACCTCGCGCGCATCGCCGAGCGTTTCGGCCACCAGCGCGATCCGGATGCCCGGCGTCTGCGCCAGGTCCAGCACCCATTGCGCCCCGGCCCGGGTCTTGCCCGAGCCGCGCCCGCCCATCATCAGCCAGCACCGCCAGTCGCCCTCCGGCGGCACCTGCGCCGCCCGCCGCGTCAGCTCCCACGCCGTCGCCAGCCGCATCGCCACCCGCGCCGGCAGGGCGTTGAGCAGATCCTCCAGCGTGTCGGCGGCCTCAATGGCGGCGAGCAGCCTATCAGCGGCGTCAGACGACGAGCCCTTACCCCGCCCGCCATCCTCCGCACCGGAGCCGCCATCCCCCTCATCCGACCCGATCGGGCCACCTTCTCCCCGAGGAGAGAAGGGACGATCAGCACCCGCCACGCCCCCAGCGCTCTTCTCCCCGCCGGGCAGAAGATGCCGGCAGGCAGATGAGGGGGCCGCGTCCGCCGGCCCCTCAGGCATCAATCCTTCACATCGCTTGTCATTCCCCTCATCCGGCCCTTGCGGGCCACCTTCTCCCCCAGGGGAGAAGAGAGAAGAAGCACCGCCTTCGCCCCCAGCGCTCTTCTCCCCGCCGGGGAGACGATGCCGGCAGGCAGATGAGGGGGCCGCGTCCGCCGGCCCCTCAGGTGTCAATCCTTCACATCGCTTGTCATTCCCCTCATCCGGCCCTTGCGGGCCACCTTCTCCCCCAGGGGAGAAGAGAGAAGAAGCACCGCCTTCGTCCCCATCGCTCTTCTCCCCGCCGGGGAGAAGATGCCGGCAGGCAGATGAGGGGGCCGCGCTCCCGATCGTCTGCCCCACATCAACAGGGGCATGCGCCCTGTCCGCACCATCAGCCTCCGGCAGCGCCCCGGTCCGGCTAGCCCCGATCCGCCGGGCCATCACCTCGAGCACCGCCAGCCGCCGGTCGAGCCTGTCGTTGATCGAAGCCACGCCGTCCTCGAAACCATCCATCACCCTGTCGAAGCGCGCGAGACGGGCTGCGACCTCATCCGCCGCCGTCATCAGGGGCAGGCACCAGCCACGCGTCACCCGCGCCGGCAT